CAGGCGACCAGCAGGAACGTCATGATGATGGAGGCGAGTATCTGCTTCATGCTACTTCTCCAGTTTCTGGCTTGGGTCTTCTATCTTCAGGTGAGGCACATCGTAGTTGTCGACGTCGCCGCCCGAGCCGTCCTTCTCGTCGCCCTTCTTGTCACCGGGCTTGGCCTTGGACGGTTCGCCGCTCCCCTCCACGCGCTCCATGTTCTCCAGCGTCACCATCATGCCGTCCTCGAGCGCCTGCTGGGCCTCCCTGAACTTGTCGGCAGCTCTCTTGCTGTAGGGGAGAGAGTGCGCCCTGGGCATGGCCTGCTCTCCCGGCACGTAGGTGTAGAGCTTCTCTAGGAGATCGAGCTCCTGCCTGCTCATCACCCAGAAGTAGATGGCGCCTGGGTTCTTACCGCGAGGGTCCACGATGTAGACCGAGATGAGCTGGCCCTTCGTCGGCCTGTCGGCGGTCGCCCATCCCTTGTACGTCTCGAACGAAAAGTAGACGACGCTGGCGATGACGAAGATGTAGGTGGCGGTGAGCAGCCTCATCCACAGGGCCTTAGTGTAGAACTGAGCTGTCGAAAGGATCGCGAATATGATGAGGGCTATTACTAAGTTGAAACCGGTCATGGGAAGCCACCGTCCTGTATCTTGACCAGCCTGTGCTGGGTCCTGTCTATGGAGACCACTTCACCGGACGCGTCGAGCGTGAAGTTGAACGCGGTCAGCTCCTGCCACACCCTCTTGATCTCCACCAGTTCGCTGGTCACCACGGTGTAGTTCGGGTTGAGCTTCACCAGCTCTACCTTGACGGGGACGTTGACCGGCGTACCGAGTGGCAGCGCCATGAAGGTGATCTTGTTGAGTCGGCAGGAGTAGAGGTGGAGGGTGGCGTAGAACTCACCCGGCATGATACCGCGGAGCACCCACGTCTCGCTGTTCTTGTTGACCTCGGAGATGATGTTGCCGTCGGCGTCCTTGACGAAGTCGTTGCGGAAGCCGAGGTCGTCCCTCTCGATGTGCATGATGCCGTGGTCGCGTCGGTTGAACCACACGGCCTCGCCGGTCGGGTCCTGCACCCACAGGTCCACGTCGCAGTCCATGTCTGCCGGCCACTCCGCCACGATGACGTACTGGGCGTCCTTCTTGATCCCCTCGTCTTCCTTCTTCGACTGGATCATCAGGGTGGTCAGCAGGAAGAGGAAGATGATACCCGTCAGGACGTTCAGGAGGAGGTCGATGTACGCCGTGCGGAAGTCGAACTGCTTATGTTTCATCTAGACCGTAGCCCATGTAGTACACCTGCAGCTTGAGCAGGATGCTGCACACCAGACCGACCGCGTTCGCATAGAGCGCCAGGCCCATTGCCTTCCACATGCCGGCGAGGACCGACTGCATGGATCCGGCGTCGATTGAGCCCACTGTGGTGGTCGCCAGCATCATGATGAGACCGATGACGGTGCCCAACATTCCGAGGGCCATCATCTGCTCCGACATGAACCAGAGGGACTCGAGCCTCTTCTTGATAGACTCCATGTCCCAGTACTTGGGGCTGTCGATCTGAAAGGCGATCATGCCCAACTTTAGGTTGCACACGAGGAAGATGATCGCGATGAGGGGTGTGATGTACGTCTCGTCGGCTTCCCAGATCGTGTGCACTAGACCAAAAAAATAGGCCCAGAAGATACCAGTTCCGATCAACAGAACCGATACCCACCAGGCCACGAATTTCTTGTACGTTAACATTTCCATCTCCATTCCAAGTAACTATTTATAGTACCCCGGAAAGAGATGGCGGAAGGAGGGGGATTCGAACCCCCGGTACGGCTCTAGACCGTACGACGATTTAGCAAACCGTTGCCTTAAGCCTCTCGGCCACCCTTCCTAAGCTACCTTGTCTTCTTTTGAGTTTATGTGCTGGATGGCGTCCTTGTACCTGTCCGCGCAGTAGCTGGCCGCCCAGGCGTTCGGCTTCACGAGCGGCACGATGTTGCACATGCCGCGGATGTAGCCCACCGCCTCGTTGATGACGCACGAAGAGCCGTGCTTCTGGTCGGGATTGATGTCCAGGTGGATCTCGACTTCCCTGTCCTCGAGCACGTCGCCGAGCTCGAGGTAGAGCTCAGCCGTCTTCATGACCTCGTTCATCAGGCGCATGCGGGGCTTGTCCTTCTGCTGGTCGTAGTCGCGCTCGCGCACGATGCCGCCGAAGACCTTGCACCCGTTCTTGCCGTTCTTGTGTACGACCACCACGTTGATGTAGTCCGCGTACCAGACGCCGTCGATCTGAAAGCGCTCGGAGTCTCCGCCTAGGTATACCTTGGTCTCGGGCGACTGAGCCGCGATGTATTCCTTGACTTCGTCTATGTCGAGCGCTTTCCTGATCATTGTTTCCAACCTTCTACTGTAACTTCTATTTTCCTCCCGACTGAGTCGGGATTCTTTTCTTGTTTTATCACCGCCTTTTCGACGGTGTAGCCAGAGGAATTCAGTACGCTCTTGAAGTCGTAAGCCCACTCGAACGGAGTGGGCTCCCACTGGAGCTTTGGATCCGGTCCCCTGTAGTCGGGAGCGCTGAAGTAGAACTCTAGCCTCTTCATGTCGTCTCCTATTCCCTGGGAAGGGGGATGAGTCCCTTCTCCACGAGGTAGCCCTCTTCGCCGATCGCCTGCTCGCTCTTGTACTCTTCCATGAAGGCCACGAGATCCGGCTTGGACTCGAGGTGGGCGTCCTTGAAATAGACGTAGAGCTTTCTGGCGATGGGGTACTTGCCGGCCGCGATTGATTCGTACTCGGGAGCTACTTCGTTGATCGTGACCCCCTTGATGTCTGATCCGTTTGAGTCCAAGAACGAGAAGCCGAAGATGCCGAGCGCGTTCGGGTTGTTGACCAGCTTCTGCACGATCAGGTTGTCGTTCTCACCGGCCTCGATATAGGCACCGTCCTCGCGGACCGACCTGCACACGTTCTTCTCGTCGTCGGCCGATACTGTCATGCCGAACTCCTTGATGAGGCTCTTGCACTCCTTCTCGAGGACCAGCTCGACGAAGCTGTCGCGCGTGCCGGACGTCGGAGGGGGACCGAGGACCTCGATCTTCTTCGAGGGGAGGGCGGGGTCGATGTCTGACCACTTCTCATATGGGTTTGCCACGATCTCGCCGTCGACGATGACGCTCTTAGCGAGGGCCTGGTAGATCTGCTTGGTGGTGAGAGAGAAGTCGTCTCCGGCCTTGGACTCGGCCAGTACGATCGCGTCGATCCCGATCTCGAGCTCGGTGATTCCCTCGACTCCGTTCTTCTTGCAGGACTCGACCTCGGTCTCCTTGATCTGACGAGAGGCGTTCACTGCGCTGGGAGACTGCGGCTCTGCGCTGTCGCAGAAGAGCTTGATGCCGCCGCCCGTGCCGGTTGCCTCGACTATCGGCGTGGGTGATCCCGTCTTCTTCGAGAAGTTCTCTGCGACGGCGGTGGTGAAGGGGTAGACAGTGGAGGAGCCGACGATCCTGATCTCTTCGGCGAGGGCGGGGGAGGCGATGGCTGCTAGGGCGATTAGGCTACAGGCGATGCGATTCATTGGTCATCCTCATTTTATCTTGTTGGCTACTGCACTATAACTCGACGGGTGGACTCCATCTCGAGTCTTGAATCCCCTCAGATCTATGTATGCGTCCCCGTGCTGCACGGCCACGGCCCTAACGATTTCTGCCGCCCTCCTGTCGTACGGGAGGATCCAGACTACCCTACGAGCCGTGATCTTGGCTCGAATGGCGTGCAGGTTGTTCATGAGCTTAGGATTGTCAGGGTCGTTGGAACCCGCCGAGATGACGGCGACCCGCTTGTCAGAAGAGTACGTGTGGGTGGCTATGTAAGAACTGGAGGCGCCGACCTTGGCATTGATGCTGCAGTGAGCGGCCTGTCCCACTCCCACCGCGATGCTGTCACCTACTGCTACGCAGTCCATCATGGTCTCCTGTTGGTGCCCCCTGAGAGAATCGAACTCCCGCACCCTGCTTACAAGGCAGGACCTCTACCACTGAGGATAAGAGGGCTCTGTTGGTGCCGCCTGGTAGAATCAAACTACCGTTCTCGCGTTACGAGGGCGATGTTCTGTCACTGAACTAAGGCGGCGTGGTGCTCCCAGCAAGAATCGAACTTGCAATACGTCCTTACCAAGGACGCGTTATACCACTTAACTATAGGAGCATCATTTATATATCACCAAGAATCGTAGTCGGTCAAGTCTATCCAGAGACCCTCACACTCTTTGGTCGTGACTTTGGCCTCGAGAGTGGCGCCGATTCCGGTCTGCGTCAGCTCTAGTCTGACTTCAGAAGAGTCCCTGACGCCGTTGTCGTAGTTCTCACTCAACCATCGCATCAGCGCCTTCACTTCTTTGACGGTCATCTTCATTCTACGTCTCCATAATATTGGTGCCCCTGGAGAGACTCGAACTCCCAACCTTCAGAACCTAAATCTGCTGCCTCTACCAATTGGGCTACAGGGGCGTTATTGGTAGTCACTACTGGATTCGAACCAGTGACCTACACGATGTCAACGTGGTGCTCTACCTCTGAGCTAAGCGACTGAAGACTAATCCGTACAATGTTGCAGAGGGACTAGCCATATTGTTGGTGCCGGCTTCAGGTTATCACTTTAACTTAGCCCAATCTTCACGCGAAGGGTACCGGCATAATTGGCGATCTCGGCATGACTCGAACATGCGACTTCCAGTTTAGGAAACTGGCACTCTATCCGGCTGAGTTACGAGACCTTATCGAAGAATTCCATGGCTTCCTCGAGAGAGGCTGCCTTATGGTCTAGATATACACCAGTGTTAGAAAAGAGTACATAGACATTTGCGCTCTCTTCATGGATACGGTGCTGGTCGCACGTCCACATCCTGCGAGGAGGAGTGTTGTCATTCGCGTATTGATAGAGATACTCTTTCCAAGTGTGTTTGTTGGCTTTAGACATCGACATCAGAACTCTCCCTTCAAGATATGATTAGCTCTCACCCAGACCCAGAACACTGAGCTCTGTAGGGTAGTCGCTCCACACTCTCTCATGGCGTAATAGAGATAGGCGTCTGCTTCTCTCATGTTGATGTCTCTTCCAGCCCGAGCGAGTCTGCATGCCTGATCGTGGATGACTGCGGCTCTCTGCCATCGAGGATCTTTTGGATCTAAAAAGAAGATGTATTCGGGAATGGAAGCGAAGTCGGTCTCCATTCCCTTCGGGCAGGTCAAGACGTAGTCTCTCTTGACTCTGTCGTCCTGATATGCAAATGGAGCAGTCAGATTATAGAATGGCCTACCGACGAAGCTCTCGTCGTCTTTCTTCGATTTCTTGTATTTGAGAGTACCTATGAAGGGCATGCATCCTCCTATGAGTGGTAGTCCGAGAGGGATTCGAACCCCCGACATCCTCGGTGTAAACGAGGCGCATCTACCGCTGTGCTATCGGACTGTCGTCGTTATACTGACTTGAAAGCTTGATAGCCGGCGTCCTCGAGCCTCTTCTCGGCGTAGGTACCGGGAGCGACCGCGGTGCGCTCAATGAACCGCATGCCGGTTGTCTTGGGCGCGAAGTACTTGTCGACGAGGTCACCCACGATCCGCGGATCGAACGGCTTGCAAGAGAAGACGTCGATGTAGAAGTCGCCGGAGGAGTCGACGAAGTGACCGCAGATGTTGGAGGTCTCGATCATCTGACAGAACGAGAGACCCGCTTTGGTCGCGTCGTGAGTAGCGAAGTGCTCGATCCAAGGCTTACCGAACGCTACCATGTCGATAGCCGGCACCAGCTCCTTGATGAACTTGGTGATGTGAGCCTTGTCGCCCACGTTAGTTCCTGCCGCGCAGTCGATCATCAGGTGATAACCCCAGGCCATTCTTATCTCCGATCACATTGTGTTGAGTTATAATTTGGAGCGGGTAGCGAGAATCGAACTCGCGCTTTCACCATGGCAAGGTGGATCGCTACCACTACAACATACCCGCTTCTAAAACGTCTTCGTCTCATATCTGAGAGACCGATAGTGCCCGGTCTCGTTCTGATAGTCGAGGTGCATTATGCCGGGCTCACGTTCATCCCAGACGAAAGCCATGAACTTGTAGCCCTCTCCGAACTTAACGGCGCCGATCTTGTCCAGGTTCTTTACCTGGTTCTCGGAGCAGTCTTCACGAACCTGAATTCCCTGAGTCCATGACATATTATATACCTCGTTTGTTGATACGCGCTCTAAAGTCTGCTATTCTCCCCGAAGGCTTCCCGTGGTCTATATGAGGATACTTCCTACCACAGTATCGTGAGCGCGTTATTGGTGCGTCTGCCGAGTTTCGAACTTGGTTGTCCGGCTTATGAGACCAGTGAGATTGCCAACACCTCCCCAGACGCATTATCTTATTCTATTCCAAAGTGCTTCTCAATATATCCGATTGCTTCATCTAGATATTCTGCAGACTCGGAATCATCTTTCATCTTATTCTTCATCATAATTAACACAAACAAGATTTTCTTGATTTCATCATCAGTCATCACAATAACTCCAAATGGTGCAACCTCTCTGGATCGAACAGAGTTCTTCCGCTCTTCAGGCGAACGTGAGCACCAGCTTCACCAAGGTTGCTTCTATTCTTAAGGCACGATCCGAATGACAGTGTTCTCCATTCCGTAGTACTCCACGATCTCATACAGGACAGCTGCGTCGTCGGGGTGCAGTCGAACGCAACCATGAGAGGCTGGGCGACCGAGCTTCCTGACGTCGTAGGTACCATGGATCGCGTAGCCTCCCTTGAAGAAGATCGAGTGCGGCATCGGCGCGTTGTCGTACTTCTTCGAGTAGTGCATCTCAGTGATGCGGTACGGCTTGAAGGTGCCGGGAGGGGTGTAGTATCCCTTCCGACCAGTGGACACCGGCCAGAGAGCCTGACCTTCAGGAGTCTGGATGAACAGCTCCTGCTCGGAGAGGTCGATGGTGATGTCTACTTCTTGCGCTACTGCCGCGGTGCTCAGCGTGAGCATGGCAGCGAGGATCATGACGAACTTCTTCAATTTACACCTACTCGTTGAGGAGCTGCTTGTTCTCGTTCAGTTTCTGTTCCTTTAGCTTCGCCTGGAACTGCTCGTTGGTCATCAGGTGATAACCCTCACACAGACCGTTCGGCGACCGGCCGCAGCCGCACTTCTTAGCTTCAGTCATGACGTGCTCCTGTTAAATGGCGGAGGGTAAAAGAATCGAACTCTCAACCTCTCGGTTGGGACGGTTTTCAAGACCGCGTGTGCACCTTGCACCCTACCCTCCAAAACTGGTTGCCGGTTACTGCCATCCGGCGATCTCCCTTCTCGCGGAGTAGATTCTGAGAAAAAGACGACTGAGCCATGAGGAACCATCACCCGGCCTCGGGGTATGCCCAACCGATGAGCTCAGTCGTCTCGGTTGGCGTTTGACGGACTCTCAATCCCGTCAAATTGGCTGCTCGGGTAGGGATCGAACCTACGACATCCTGATTAACAGTCAGGCGCAACTACCAGCTGTGCTACCGAGCAATATTCGCACCGATTTCTTAGAGTGGTTACGGCCTCCACTTCAATTGAGGACTTTAAGTTTTACCCTGCAGACACCATGACAGCCGATCTTTTGCGCTGCTGCTTTTGACAGGTCAATCGTCCTGCCCTTGGTGAATGGTCCTCGATCGTTGATCCTTACTATGACGGACTTCTTACCGTGTGTGACTAACACTCTTGTCCCGAAAGGGAGTGTCTTGTGTGCGGCCGTGAGAGCCCACTGGTTGAACTTTTCGCCGCTCGCCGTGGTCCGACCGTGAAACCCTGGTCCGTACCACGAGGCGACTTCCGCATCGGCCGACGTAGTCCCGGCCAAGACAGCGATGAAGATGGTAAACGCAATCGCTAGCGTTCTGCTCATTTGTCTATCCTTTTAGCAGTATACACCAAATGGCATTAAGTGTACACCGATTTATTTGAGGAATAGACTCACCCGAACTTGATGTTCTGCGCCTTCTCACGCTCTAGGGGTTCGTCGTATTCCCGGCGAATCTCCTTGTTTGTGTCAACGGCTGTGTCTAGTACTGTCAGTCCTACACCGAGGGTCTCCGCGTAGTGGAGCAGCGCCTCGGTGTCCTTCGGGAAGCAGGCGCCCCCGAATCCCTTCCGACCGTCTGGGCCGGGAACCAGCATGTGCGACCAGCCCATGCGCTTGTCATACGTGAGGGCTCCGGTCATCATGGCCCAGTTGTTCTCACCGGCCGCGTCGTAGAGCCTCTTGAGCTCGTTGAAGAAGACGACCTTGGCGGCCAAGAAGGTGTTGGTCGCGTACTTGATGAACGAGGCGGTCTTGGCGGACGTGCGGACCACCGGGCACTGCTTGCACGAGCTGTGGTTGACGTAGGCGTGCTCGACTTCCTCGATCTGCGCGGAGTTGTTCCCGCTGGCTCCGAGGATCAGCGACGATGCGTTCACGAAGTCGTGGTTGGCGTGGGCCTCGGTCAAGAACTCCGGATTGTAGATGAAGTCCGCCTTGGCTGCCAGGCGATCGATGATGTCGGGCGTGCACGTGCTCTTGACGACGATCGTGGCTCGCGGGCAGGTGAACCTGACCTCTGAGAAGACGGACTCGAGGATGGTCGAGTCGATGGAGCCGTCGTCTCGAGACGGGGTAGGCACCGCTATGAATACGATCGAGGGGTCGTGCTGCAGGAGATCAGAGACCTTCGTTTTCAGGATAGGATCGACGATGAACTTCTCGACGTTACGACAGAAACCGAAGTCGACTGCCTTACCAACGAACCCGTGACCGACAATTCCAATTCGCAGCTTCATAGTGTTCTCCATGGCGTGTTGTCTCTTATATACACTAACAGAGACATTATGTACAACGCAAAATCAATAGAAGTGGAGGTCACCGAGGGACTCAAACCCCCGACCTTCGCGTTCGTAGCGCGACGCTCTATTCGGCTGAGCTAGGTGACCGATACTGGAGGAGCTGGCCAGATTCGAACTGGCACCTCAAGGATTTGCAGTCCTGTACATTGACCGTTTTGCTACAGCTCCAGATTGGCTGCCCGCCATGGATTCGAACCACAATAGCCAGAGTCAGAGTCTGGAGTCCTACCGTTAGACGAGCGGGCAATGAAATGGTCCCGAGTGGTGGAATCGAACCACCGTATCCGGCTCCACAAACCGGCGTTCTACCATTGAACTAACAAGGGTTATAAGATCTAGTCGACCGTTGCTCCACTCGAGCTGGCTTTATCGGGCCGCGGCTGGGGTCCTCCACTCTTATCGAGCGACTAGAATTCTGGTAGAGCATACGGGAATCGAACCCGTCTCTGCACCTTGAGAGGGTGCTGACCTAACCGATAGTCGAATGCTCCATGATTGGTCCCGTGTATGGGATTCAAACCCATGATCTCCGCGCTTGAAAGGCGGGTATGTTTAATCGCTACACTAACACGGGATGGTGTCCATGAGAGGACTCGAACCTCCAACGTCTGCCACCTCAAGGCAGTGACTCTACCAATTGGCCTACATGGACGTGATTTGGTTGCGGGTGCCCGAGTCGAACGGACGTCTTTGGCGTATGAGACCAAGCTGGAACCACCTCCAGTCTAACCCGCAATGAATGGTGTGCCCTCTGGGATTCGAACCCAGGATCCCCGACTTAAAAGGACGGTGCTTTGGGCCTCTAAGCTAAGGGCGCTCGTTATTCGAAGCCGTACCAGAATCCGACTGCTACCCACTCCTGCATCGCGGTCGCGCAGAAGTTTACCTGTACCTTGTCGTCTTTCTCTTGAAGGATCTGCGGGCCCCCGCACTCCATCGTCATCAAGTTCTTGTATGTCTCTTCGTCTTTCTTGTAGATCCAGACACCCTGCATGATCTTCTCCTCGATCGGTAAATACTGCTGCAACAACCATTACTATGGAGATCCACATGGAACCCTTTGTCTCTCAGATCATTTATATGCCTTTCACACGTCAGATCGACGGCTTCCTGCCGTGCCGCGGCGACAGCCTGCCCATCAGGGGCAACGAGGCTCTCTACTCTCTTATCGGTACGATGTACGGCGGAGACGGCAGCAGTCACTTCAACATTCCAGATCTTCGTCCGTGGAGCGACTCCGGTCCTGACTACGGTCATCGCTCGCGTCGTGAGTGGAATCAGGGTGAACTGGTTGCCCACATCGCTCTTACCGGTATCTACCCGGCGTTCGCCTAATTGGCTGGGAGTCTAGGATTCGAACCTAGATAGCGGGATTCAAAGTCCCGCGTCCTGCCGTTAGACGAACTCCCAATGATGGGTGATTGGTTGCCCATAGTAGAATCGAACTACTGTAACTCGATTATCGGTCGAGGGCTCTACCATTGAGCTAATGGGCATTGAATTGGCGGTCCGTTAGCAGGGTCGGATTGGAATGCGCCCCTATCTACCCCCAGAGATGGTACACCACCTCGGACTTTTATGCCGCGACGGACCAAGCGCGGTTACTGAATTGGTGGGTGATGGGATGAATCGAACACCTTGCCACTAGGGAGGCGGTTTACAGCCGGCCGGCGCCACCAGGCACCCTTACTTGCATCACCCGTATTTTGGTGGACCCGTGGAGAATCGAACTCCATTCATCCGGGTGCAAACCGGAGGTAATACCCATTATACTACGAGCCCATTAACCTGTTAAACAAGAATCTGTTGAAGTGATAGGATCTCACGATCTCATACCAAGCGAACACTTCATCGGGGACTCGACGCCGCTCATACGCGTCGACGGCGCTATAGAACGGCTCGAACGTGTTGGCATCGTGCACTAGGTGCAGAGAGCCGTCATCGAGTCCCCGCATGATCTCAGATACTTGCATATTCCCATCCTGTTAATAAGAAGAAGAGAAGCTCCGCACTAGCCGCCCGCTCTTAACGGAGACCGGCTATGGATACTTAATGCTGCGTGCGCTATCACACAGAATGTTCTCGTGGTTTAGCGGACCACTACCCTCTCTTCTAACTTGCTTCCGTTAGCATCAAAACCCAGCCCCCATACGGTGGGCCGACTTGCTATACCGCCACGGAACAACGGTCGGTCACGTTTTGTTTTCTCATACCCGTTGTCACGTTAGTCGCAACGTATATGAGGTTCAGCAGACGCTACTGCTTGTTGGCGAAGGTCCTCAGAATCGAACTGAGTTCTCAAGGTTTTGGAGACCTGCGGATTACCATCTTCCCCGACCGACATTGTGTCCCTGTTTAACGAGAAGGGTGCTCGACTGGTAGACACGGGAGCAGACTGCAGCGACCGCTCCGTAGTAGTCCAGCGATTAAATAGCATCCGCGTTTTTATAGAGGGGTGCGCGGCGCCTCTACTGGTACGCAACAAGAGACAGAGTGCACCGTCCGTCTCTATAGTAGTCCAGCGACTAGATCGCGACAGGTCGCTACGCCTGCTGTCGGCATTCCGTGGGCGTCAAATCCCACTGCTCGCGAATGATGGTGGTCCCCGCGGAGTTGCACCGCTTCCGAGCATGTGATGCCTACCCCGCTCTCGCGTCTCGGACTTCTCGTGCGCACTAATACGCCAGTGGAACCAAAAAAGTTATGAATGCACCGGCGGGATGTGAAGCGCCCGCTGTCACCTTTCTGTCTTGTGCCGGTGTGAGACAAGACAACTCTAGTGCATTCATAATACGAATTGGTGAGGGTTCCTAGCTTGGAAGACCGGTGCTACCTAAGCGGCAGTGTGGCCTGTGGAGTATACCCACAACTTATCAATGGTCGGAGTACTAGGATTCGAACCCAGGACCCTCTGCTCCCAAAGCAGATGCGCTACCAGACTGCGCTACACTCCGTTATAACTGGCGACCCATAGCGGTTACGATCCGCTGACACGTCTTAGACAGAGACGCGTGTTACCATTACACCAATGGGCCATATAGAGTTAGAGCGTAATGTATTTTTGCGCGCGTTGCTACTCGGGGTTTCCCTATTACAGTTGGCCCTACCACCCACACTACGCTCTAATTGGAGGACCGGGTGGAAGTCGAATCCACACCTTGCAGATTAAGAGTCTGGTGCACTACCGTTATGCTACCGGTCCATGATCACTCTTTTCGTCTGTGGTTACGCATAGAGATGGGACTTCGAAACCCAAACCTAGGGCCGTCAGAGGGCCCTGTGCTGCCTTACACCACACTACGCCTGTCACGTTGGCCACCGATAGTAACCACAGACGAAAAGAGTAAGAATGATCTCGCCGGAAACCACTTGTACGCTCAAAGAGTCCACGTACCGGTCGAGTTCGCTCGGTATCGGCCGAGCTCCGTATTCTTACCTTATACACTGCGCGACAAAATATGTCAACACGTCTTTTCATCGAGGTCGTTGAAGGACTGTCGCCTGGGAACCTGATCGAACGACCCGGCAGCGAAGACGACGACGTCATACGGTGCGATCTCTCGCTGGGCTCGCAGGTCCCATCCACGGTGGATGAAGTCCGGCGTACCGAAGACGCGGAGAGCTCGAGCGTACTCGTCTCCCCTGAAACCCACGAAGTGAACTGCCACGTCACCCTCCAAAAACAAAGGACCCCAGAACTTTCCAGCTCTGAGGTCCCGCTTACTAGGCGATGTGACTTGGTATCACACCATGCAGGACCCCATGAGATCGGCCCAGTTGTACTGGCGACCTTCGAAGCGAATCGGCTGTGCCGATGTATGTTGATACGTTTTGTTCATGCTTTTATTTATACATCGCGGACGATAAAATGTCAACCGTCCGCGATGTTTTTTCTCCTGTTAGGCCTGACGGGCCGCCTTCTGCTTCTTGATGAAGTCACGGATCATCGCCGTCGCCGGCTTCTCCATGGTCATCACCTGCTCATCGGCCGCCTCGTTCATCGCGGTCTTGACCGGCACGTCCTTCTTGGCGAACTCCTTGACGGCCTTGGGAGCCTTCGGCTTCGCGGTGGAGGCCTTGGCCGCCTTGCGGTTCTCCTTGGAGGTCTTCCAGGGAGTGGCGTCGGCCGGCACGTTCTTGACCCAGCCGTTCTTGATCATGTACTTGTAGTAGGAGCGGGCCGAGTACTTGTTGACGTCGATGGCGATCGAGATCAGGTTGGCCACCTCGAAGAAGTCCTTGTCGACGTTCTCCTCGATGATCTGGATGGCGATGCGCTTCTTGTCGCCGTGGGCGTAGGTCTTGGTGTCAGCTGCGTTGGTCATGATGTATCCTTGTCTGTTCACTGTAGCCACATTATACTCGGTTGACCAGAAAGTGTCAACCACAAAATTAGAAGAGAGTTCCCAGGATTCGTGCCCGATCTCGAAGGATCCGCCGGCGTCAGCTGCAGGTCACTCACAACCCTCATAATCGATAGAATACCCTGTTCAGGGAAAATTGTCAACCAAAGAAAACCTTGGCCAGCTCGTAGGAGCACTTGTAGTTCTTGCCGTCGCTGCCCTGATAGATGAAGGGGTACTTGATCTTCTTACGATCATAGCGAACGAGCTTCTTGCCGTTGATCACGACGTTGGCCCGGAGCTTGTAGATCTTCTCCATCTCGAGGGCGAACATGTCGGAGACGATCTGGCTCTCGGTGACTCGAGCCACGACCCCGATCTTGGCCTCACCGGCCGAGAACCGGATAGAACCGGCCTGGAGGGTGATGCCGTGCTTCTTGGCGATCACGGCCATGGCCTCGTCGAGCTCGGCGCGGATGACGGAGAGGTTGGTGCGGGTGAACTGGTCGATCTTCATGTGTGTGTCCTTGTTCATCATATAGACTATTCTATCACAGTCCGTGAAATATGTCAACCGCTATTTTAGCGATTGAGGAGCTGGAAGCAGGTGTCGTAGGAGTGCTTCTCCTGGCAGGCCGACATGGCCGCGCTGTCGATGACGTTGAGTGCCACCAGGATGGTGAGACCGATCATGGTGATCAGGATAAGAGAGCTCTTCATGTTCTACTCCTTAGACGAAGAGGGGACGCATCTTGCGGACGACGAGGCGGAAAGCCGCCTTCTCGAGCGGAGAGAGATCATCATTCCAGGCACGCTCGGCAGCGATGTCACGCATGATCTCGTCGACGTACTCGAGGCCATCGAGGAGGTTGCCAGTGGAAGAAAAGGACTTCATGATTTCCACGGCACGTTCAAAAGTGAGTTCGGTCATCGTCTGGTTTCCTGTTTTCATCATATAGACATTCTACGACATTCTGTGAAAAATGTCAACCGCTATTTTCAGTAGGTCTCTTCTTCGTTCATGTAGATGTTGTAGGCCTCGGCCGCGCAGCGACGGAACTGACGGTCGGTGCACTCCGAGAAGTCCAGGTCGGACCGTTCCATGATCTCTTGGACCATGAGGGCCATGGGAAGCTCGATGTCGAGGAGTTCCATGATCTGACGGGTGTAGATGTTCATGTCGTTCCGTTCCTTGATTATGATTAAATCTACCATGGATCTACTAAAAAGTACATAAAAAAGTGAGCCAGAAGCCCACTTTTTTTAGTCCAATCAAATCAATAACTTAGGGAAAAGCCAAGGAAATCAACGGCTTAGAGAAAGCCCAATAAGATCAACAACTTAGACGGAGTCCAATAAGATCAATGGCTTAGCGACTCAGCAGGTGCTTGACCTCTTGGCGGGTCGGACGACGTCCCAGGTTCTTCCTGAGGAAGTTGAACTCCTTGGTGTACTCGACTTCCACCATTCGGACGACCGGATCGTCCGCCGACTCTCCCATGAACAGGAAGGCGTTGGATAGCTGCTTGAACATAGTTCTCTCCTTTTAAGCGAGCAAATTAAGAGGGAGCCCTTTCGGCGCTCCCTCGTACGTAAGTATATAGGTCGGATGAAATTCTAGCTATGCACAGAAGGTATAGGTACTCAAACGGTCCTCTTCTTGCCGATCGTGTACTTTGGAACCAGGGTCCACTCGTCCTTCTCCTTGAAGGCGATGATCTTGATCTGGGAGAGGGCGGCCTGGGGCTCCACGATCTTGTCCTTGGAGATGACCTCCAGCAGTCCCCACTCTTCGAGGAGCTTGACGATCGTGTTTCGCCTGCCCCTGTCGCCCTCGTCGAAGTCGGAGCTCTTGCCGTCCAGCAAGAACAGCTCCTTGAAGTGGGTGATGTAGTACTTTCCCTGCTTGTGGAGGATGTGACAGGACTGGTATAGGGTCTTGTCCTTCTTGGACGCGACGCCGATCCTGGACAGCGTCTCCTTGATCTTCAAGAAGTCCTCGGCGTTCTTCAGCCTGACCTCAACTAGGGAATCTACTACACTCATGTGCCACCTTTGATGGTTCTCTTTCTTATATCGTCGAGCTGGTCTCTGGTGAGGACTCTGAGGGCTTCATGCACTTTCTGCGGACTCATTCCAAAGTACTCTGCGAGCATCTCAGCGTCGGAGTCAGAACCCGACTTCTTGATCCACTGGTGGTCTCGCTTCATTGACCTGACAGTATTTATTAGATAGTCAAATTGCAGCAGGCCGTCGAGTCCGCCGCGACGGTTCATCTCGTTGGCGTACAGGATCGAGTCCGGGTAGAAGGACAGGGCGCGGTTGACCATAAAGGGATTGTAACCCGCCTCCATCCTGGAAGGATTCTCCGAGTTGCGGATGATGTCCTTCTTGCCGCGCTGGATGTCCTTGACGTAGTCGAACGGGTTGCTCACGTGAACCTCCACATCAGGAAGAGAACGGCGAGCACAGTCAGGCTGGCGAGGTAGAACGTATGGAAATCCATTTTATACATCAGAGCCACTCCGCCTCGACCATCAGGTTGGTCAGGAACGCGGCGAGGTTGATCTCATGGTCGGCCACGAACGCCGCCTTGTACTGGTAGTCCGCGATGAGGAGGACGACCGCCGGGATGGAGCTCGGCTTGAGGATGTCGTGCGCGTGGTCGTAGACCTTGCGGAACACCGTCGTATCCGAGTCGGCGTTCTCCACGATCCACTTGCGCATCTCGTTGAAGTTCTTGGCCTTGAGGCTGGCGATCAGCTTCTTGAAGTTCTCGTCGCTGAGGCTCGACAGGATGCCGGCGTCGATCTTGCCGGTGGCCGAGTAGCGCTGAAGCTCGTTCAGTACTCGACGCCAGTCAGGAATGTGCTTCTTGACGACCTCTGCCACCACAGCCTTGTCGTACTGTACTCCCTCAGCAGTGAGGATGGACTCAACTCGCTTGAAGAACTGACCGGCCAGCTTCGCAATGTCAGCCTTGGCGATCTTGAACTCTACAACAGAACACCGGGAATGTAGTGGCTCGATGATTCTGTTCTTAAAGTTGCATGTGAGAATGAACCCACAATTCCTGGAGTACTCTTCCATGAAGTTACGGAGGGCTGGCTGTGTGGAGTTTGCGTTAAGATAATCAGCCTCGTCAAGGATAACATACTTTCGCCCGCCTGTGAAAGACACGGAAGAGGCGAACTGGAGGATGTCGTTGCGAAGCGTGTCGATGTTACCATTCATACTCCCGTTGATGACGATGTAGTCGCACCCGAGCTCCTCGAGCATGGCCTTCGCCACGGTCGTCTTACCGACACCGGCTGAGCCGGCCAGGAGGAGATTGGGTACGTGCTTGTTGTCGACGAAGTTCTGGAAGGTGGCCTTGAGATCGGGAGGGAGTACGCAGTCCTCGATCTTACGCGGACGGTACTTCTCTACCCACATCGGGTTGTCACGGTTGTTCATGCTGTAGTCCTCTCACAATCACATTTACGAATTATAATCACTATTCACACTGGAGTACAGACATCAATTGAAGGTAGAGTGGGCCTCCGACGCGACGAAGTAGGTGATGTCCTGGGACTCGAGCCTGATGATGCCCTTGCTGGATACGCTGACCTTGTAGTCCTTCGAGAGGAACTTGAGGTTCTCCATCTTGACGTAGGAGTGGAAGGTCTTGTCTGTGCTGCCCACGATCACGGAGTAGACGTCCGCGCTGCGGTTGCTGGGATTGACCGCCTGGAGCTCGAGGTTGGTCCCGTCGCCGGTGATGCAGATCTCTGGGAGGGACATGATCGACAGGGCCTTGACGACCGAGTTGAGGTCCTCGGCGGTGAGGTCGAACTCGACGTCCGGATCCGGGACGACCAGTCCCTTCTCGGGAGGCGTGACGATGAGGCTGGGATCGGCGTAGGTGTAGCGGACCTTCTGCTTACCCGAGAATACCTCGAGGTAGCTGTCGAAGAATCGCAGCTCCGGTTCACGGAACATCGAGAGGACACCGAGGAACTTGTTCAGCTCGTAGATGCCGAACTGTCGCTCGATGTCCTCCTTGATGGTCGCCTTCGCGAAGATCGACTTCTGCATCGACATCGTGGAGATCGTGTTGCCGGGCTTGAACAGCACGGAGGGATTGATGGTGGAGTAGTTCTTAAGGATCGCGATCGTCTCTGCTGAGATCTTCATAGTATAGAGTGCTCCGTTGTTAGCTCGTTGCTTTTTTCTTCATGTCGTCGCTGATGTCGACGCTTCGTAGTGAACCCGTCATGTAGTTCATCGACGCGGTGCCGAGAGTGGACATCGTGGCGTTCAAGTTGACCGGCGTGATGTTTGTCCAGCTAGATCCCTTGATACCGTACTGGTTGGCCACGTCACCGACCTTGTCGAAGTTGGCGCCGAGGAACAGGACTTGATAGTCCCTGTCCTCTAGGTTCTTCACCAGCGCCTTGACGTGGTGCTGTCTGAAGTTCTGCGACTGGTTCTCTTCGCCGTCGGTCATCGTTACGAATACCGCCTTGTCGGGCTTGTCGTCCAGTATCCTCAGCATCATTCGAGCCGAGGCGTCGAACAGTGGAGTGCCGCCTCGAGGCATGGCGTCGTCGTTGGACAGCGACTTCCAATCACCAGCGGTAGTATTGCGGATGACGTCGTAGCCGTTAGAGTCGAACACCGCCATGAATACGTTGGCGTCCTTCGGGAGCTCCTTGACGTACCCGTTGATGGATCCGAGAGCCTCCTTCCAGAGGCTCTCCATGGACCCGCTCCTGTCCAACAGGATGTATGCGTTCATCTTACTCTTCTTTGCCATATTTGTACACCCTATTTCTTACGGATCGCGCCGACGTCAGCAGTAGCGGAGGCACCGACCGCTGCGAGGTCTGCCAGTGATCCGCCGAAGATGTAGGTACCGACGTGGTGCATCTTCATCCACGGGCAGAACCAGGTCTTCATGTTGAGCTCCTGGATCTTCTGACAGAACCAGTAGTCCTCGGAGAGGTAGCGCTTGCTCTTCGGGTCGATCTCGGCCTGGAAGAACTGCATGATCTCGCGAGTGCCGTCGAAGGCCTCGGTGCGGACGTGATCGGGCTTGTAGTTGTACTGAGGGAAAGCCTCCACGAACTTCTCGAGGGTGCGACGACGGATCATCATGAACCCGGTACCGATCTCGAGGACCTCGACCGGCTGGTTGATCGGGATGGATCCCTGACCGCCCTTCGGGTTGAAGACGTAGTCGCCCACGAAGCGCTCGAGGTTCTGCGGGTTCTC